CCGTCGCTGCGGCCGCGGTCGAGCCACCGTAGTAGTAGTTCGACCCCGTGCGGGCCGCCACACGGACCGGAACAGGGGTCGACGCAGCGATCGTGCCGCCCGTGGTCGACGGGGTGACAATCACGCCGGCGGGGACAGACAGCGCGAACCGCTGCCCGTTGATCGCCTTCTTGTCGCCACCGATCTTGAACTGGTTGAGCGCGTTCGCGATGGCAATGGCCTTCGCGTCCGCATACCCGCCAGCGATCGCGATCGAGTCGCGGGTGACCGTGTAACCGGCACCGATCTTGCCGTACGGAGCGGTGACGTCGAGCTCCTGCAGAATCGACAGGGGCGCCGCGTAGTCGAACGCTGTAGCCGGGTCCGGCTGCAGGTTGTTGACGTTCACGAGTGCTTTCCACTGCGCGTACGTGTTGCCCATCTTCGGCGTCTCGTGAGCGAGCTGGTCGAAGTAGGGCGTGTTGACGGGGATGAGCGAGACGAGGTCGGAGAGATCGACGCCGGTGATGCCGGACGAAGTGTTCACGCCGGAGGTGGCGGACGCCTTCTTGATCTCTTCGAGCGTGTCGATGGTGACTGTTCCGAGGTCCACGGTGTGGCCTTTCTGGGTACGCCAAAGGACCCGCACTGAGGCGGGCCTTTCAGGTGGTTGGGTGAAGGGTTGTGTTGCCGGTTAGGCGGAGAAGCGGTCCTTGATCGATGCGAACGAGAGCTGCGACTGGGCGGCTCGCCTCGCGACCGGATCTGGTGCCTCTTCGACTGCCTTGCGGAGGTCACCGAGGGTGTCCTCCGAACCGCCGCGCGCGACGACACCGGCGGTGGTTACACCGTTCAGGGTCGGGCTGTTGCGGTCGTCGGGTCGCTTGCCGAAGTCATCGACGCGCTTCTGCAACTGCTCGAATGCGCCCGCCAGCTCGGGGATGGCCCCAAGCTGCTTCGCGATCGGTTCGAGCAGCTCTGTAAGCGCTGCCTGGGCTTCGGCGACGAGCGCCTTCTTGACGTCTTCTGTTCCGTCGTCCGCGGGGGACTGGACGGTGTCGGTGCCGGGGATTACGGTCCCATCGGCGGGGTCGGCGGGAGTTTCCTCCGCATCCGAGGTGGTGTCGGCGGCTGCGGCCGCGGCGGGTACTGAACCGTCCGGGGCGGCGGGTGCAGGATCTGCGGGGGTGGCAGTGGTCGGGTCCGTCGCGTCGTCGGTAGCGGCGTCGGTATCGGTCGCACTGTCGTCCGCAGCCGCGGGCGTGGTCGAGTTCGCGAACGTGGTCAGGTCGGCCGGGTCGACGGAGCCGACGACGTTGCCGTTCGCGTCGTACACGAGGACCTGCGGGTCGCCCTTCGCCTTTGCGAGTGCTTCGGTTTCCACAGCGGCCCCCTCAGGCGTCTCAGACTTAGCGATCGCTTCCTCGACCGGTGCCGGGAGGCTGGAGAGGACCGACTCGAGCAGACCCGCCGCCTGGCGGATATTGCCCTCGTTGGTGCCCGACAGGACACGACCCGACTTGAGGATGAGGGTGTCGTCCGCTTCACGACCATCGGCTTCGGCCTGCTCCGTCACCGCGTACGGTGCGAGAACGCCGAGGATGCAGTCGATGCCAGCGACGACGTCGGACAGGTTCCAGACGTTCTCGGCGTCGTCCGGGTCGTCACCGATGAGGGCCTCCTGCGACTCGCGGGCGACCGCGGTCTCGACGAGACGCTTCAGGGCGACGGTCAGCTCGATGGCCTGCGTTGCGCGGGCCGCGTCGACGGCTTCCCACGCTGGCGATCCCGGATCCGACGGGTCGCCGCCGGCGGCGACATCGGGAGTGTCGAGGAGCGTCTCGGGGTCGAGAGCATCCTTCGTCAGGTCCTCGTCTGCCACCGGGGCGGTCGAAGCGGTTGTTTTGGCGGTCATGTCGCCCTCCTGGGCTGATTTGGCGAGGGCGAGTACTTCGTCCTCTGTGAACAGGGATGGATCACCGGTCGACTTCGCGAGGAGGAAGTCGAAACCGTTTGCTGCGGAGCCGACCATGTCGACGCGCGGCGCTTTCATGAAGGTGATCTCGGTGAGGTCGTCTTCGTCATCGAATAGGTCGCTCAAGGTGTGCTCCTAGGTGCTGGTCGACGCTTCACGCGTCCTTGGGGTGAGAGGCCGTTGAGCTTCCCGGACTTCCGCAGCTCCCAGGACGGTTCGTCGAGGAGCATTCCGATTAGCCAGTCGCCTTCGGAGACGACGACGTCGCGGCCAGACACGGATTTGAGGATCCAGTCGGGGCCGCGGTGGATGTACGACTCGACAACCTCGGCGTGGCCGAGCGTCCCGTCGAGGTGCTCGATGCCGATCTCCCGGCCCTCGCGGAGGTACTGCCAGGCGGCTTTCTCGATGACTTCCGCCTCGCCGTAGTCCCGTTTGCCGTCCGCACCACGTTTCGTCGTCGGTTGCCGGCCCGCTTTGAAAGCGATGCCGAGGACGAACCGATCTTCGTCAGCCATGAGCTCTCCAGTAAGGTGTTGGGATGAATTGCGCTGATGGCCACGACATGCAGTGGGAGGACGGACTTTTCGTCTGCGCCCGCTGCAATGCCGCGGACATCGAGATGGCGCGCATCAAGAAACACGTGCTCAGTCAGTTGTGGGTTCGAGGCTTCCGCTTTCGCCGACAACCGTGATGTTCGACGCGACGACGCTGTTAGCGTTCGGAGCGGACGAACAGCGGCAGAACGGATGCACTGGCGGTGTGCCGCCGGAATCGGACACCGGGTGAGGGTTTTGCTCCTCAATGTCGAGACACGTTTGGCATGCCCCGTCCGAGGTGATCAAGTCCCATGTGGCGACACCGTTCGCCCCGTACACATCCATCGACGCTTGGGTGACCGCACGCGCGGTTTCCGTGTGCGCGATGCGTTCCGCGCGATCGCTGGACCCCACATCTTCTGTGATGTCTCGGGCGATCGAATCGGATGGCCGACCGGTTTTCAGACCGTCAGCGATCGCGTTGCCGATGCTGTTCAGCGTCGACTCGGTGATGCCCTTGACGGTTATGCCCGCATCGTCCAGCAGCGCAGCGAGACCACCGTCAGCGTCTTTCGCTGCAGCGAGCCCGTCGCCTGGTGACCATTTGCTCCAGTCGATGGTTGTTACCGCGTTACCGGTGACTCCGCCGACTGTGACTGAATGCGCACCGATCTGCTCACCGCCCGCGTACAGCCCCGCCATGTAGCCGTCGGTGAGGATGTCGCGGATTGCCTGCTCGAGTTGCTGAGTGGTGTCGGTCGCGCCGAGCCTGCCGAGGATGCTGGCGAGGAGTTCGTCTTCCTCCGCTGTTTTCTTCGCCATGGTGGTGGCGAAGTGTTCGATGGTGGATTGGACGGGGAGGCTGCCGATCAGCTGTCGGATGCCGTCCTGCACTGCGCCGGTGTAGTGGTCGGCGATGGGCAGGTCGTACCGGAGTTGCGGTGTTTTCGGGGCGGTGTCACGCCACCCTTTAGCTAAAGGGCCGGCATCGTCCTCCATGGGCGCGTTCACATTCGCTTCGACTGCGGGGTCAGCGTCCATCTCCGACTTCAGCTCGACCGCGTATTCGGTGGCCGCATCTGCGACGACTGCGAGGCGATTGACGTCGGTGTCGAGCGATTCGATCTCCTGCTCGGTCGGCCCGTCGATCGTGAGTGCCGGGTCGATGGCAGCAGCAGCCTCGGTGATCGCGCCAAGCACGAGCGACGCATCAGCAGCCAGCTCGGCCCGGATGACCGGGTTGCCGACCAACGCAGTCGGTGCCCACCATGCGATGGACTCAACCTCGTCACCGTCAGGATCGTCCGGGTTCTCCACGAACCCGGAACCCGTGCGAGTCGGCACCAGAGCTTCCTCAGCGACGACGAACACAAACCCGGCGTACACACCGTTCGGCGACAACCACTGACCGCCGACGAAGCCGTACGGCAGAACCGCTCCGACTTCCTCCTGCCATTCACGGCATGCCGCCTCGTAGACGTCCTCAACATCCTCGACGTGACCGCCGGGGAACTCCCACGCACCCGAAGCGGGATCCGTAATGTCGAGTGCCCGCTGAAGCATCAGAACACGTCCAGTGTCCTGTGCAAGAACGGCGAGCCCTGCAGCGACGATCTCACCGGCGGCTTTGCGGAGGATCCCGCGCGCCTCGGTGTTCAACCGGTGTGCCTCGATGGGCGGGACGACTTTGAACTGGAAGTCACGCCACTGGCCGCGACGCTCACGAGCTGAGCGGAAGCGACGGAACTGCCCGAGCTCGCTTTTCAGCAGCTCGTCAGTGTCATCCTGGTCGGCGACGTCGACTCCGGAGATCCCGGACGCGGATGTCACCCCTGCGGTCGCTTCGCTTTTCGCGAGCGGTGCAGCGACAACACTGGTACCGGGAACGATCTGCTCCTGAGCGGGCATGTTCGGTTCGTCCGGGTTCAGCGGTGCACGGTCGAAGTTCATCGCACCGGGCTGCTTCTCCGGGATGATCCCCGGGGAACCGCCGAACTGTGTCGGGTCGAGAACAACATCCTCGGCCGGCGCAGCGGTTTCCGGGTCCACCTTGCCGCTGATCGACTCGATCGAGACGAGAGGGATGAAGCCCGACTTGGAGGACACGAATCCGCGCGGCACAGGCCGTTCGTTGTCGATCGCGAACCCGTACAGCTCCTGCCGCATCTCGTCTGCCGACACAGCAGCGTTCTGGACACCGATCGCCCACGCTTGAGCGTCGGCGAGGCGGTCTTCTTTGTCACGGCCGGTGTCGAGGTTCATCTTCACCGGCAGACCGAGATCCAGTTGCAGGTACCGGTTGACGATGCCCTCAACGAACCGCACCCAGGGGAGCGTGTTGACGCGGAACTGGATGTCCATCTGGGTTTCCCCGTTGGCCATGTTGACGTCTTCGATGACTCCGATGTCCTGCGGGACGACACCGTAAGCGGCAGCGGCGCGAGACATCAGGTACTGCGGGAACGTCTTGTCGAACGCTTTCGGGCGGGTCTCCGTGACCGTGGAACCGTTCGGGACAGCAACGAGGTGGTGGAGGATCGACTGGTCGCCGAGGGTTACGGCGTCCCAGTACTCCTGCCACTCCGCGACCTGGTCAGGCGACGAAACGTCCGGTGGTAGTTGCATGAACCCGCCGGGGATCGACCCGTCGGTGAACATCTGCAGGAAGTGCCACTGGAACTTCAGATCCGTGTTCGCCGTCAGCAGAATCGACTCGATCGGGGCGAGACCATACGGCGAATCAGCCTGCGGCCGGAACACGTTGTAAGACATGTCCTGCGAGGTGAACCAGGTGTCTGTCATCCCCATGCGGCGCTGGAAGTACGCCGGCGCTGGAGCGGCCGGGCGGCGGCCATGATCGTCGACGTACGGGAAGACGGTGGTGCCGTCGACGTTCTCGTACGCGATGATGTCGCCGTCCATGTTGCGGCGGCGGTACGTCGGAGCGGAGTCGTAGCGGAGCGCATTCTCGAGGAGGATGTTGATCCACCCGTTCCAGTCATGCTCACGGTCGGGGAACGCCATCACAGCTTTCGCGGCGTCGATCGCATCCGCGACATCACCGGAGATACCGTCCGCTGGGGTGAACAGCGGTTCCATGGACCGGATCTCGTCGATCTTGTGGTTGATGCACATCCGTGCAACGTCCCACGCGTCGATCAACCCTTTAAGGACCGAGTAGTCGGTTCTGCCCCATGCCTGCCGGGATGCCATCGCAATGTTGACACCGACTGGGTAGTCGGAGGCTTTCGGGCGGACCGAGTACCCGGTCATGGGTGTGATCGGTGATCCCGGGCCGAGGTTCGCGGTCTGGTTCATTCCCTGCGTCGCCATCGCTGCGGAAACCGCGGGCGGTGTGCGGGGAGCGAATGAACTCTTCTTCAGGGTGAGTTCGTTACCGTGGACGTCGACCAGGTTCGTCATTCGTGGCGCCTTCCGGTCTTGGTTTCTTCGGGACGTTGTCACGCCAGTTGCGGGTAGTCGTCGGAACTTCGATGCCGTCAGCGGCAGCGCGTGCCTTCATCGCCTGAAGGAACGCGGAACCCTGACCGACACGCAGTAGCAGACGGTTGATGGCTTGCGAGGTGGCGTCGACTTGGTCGTCGTGGGCTGCGTTCGGGAAACCGGCGGCTTCCTCGATGAGCGACTCGACGTCGAACAGTGCCGCCTCCCCAGACGGAAGGTGAACGTTGCCGGCTTCGATGAAGGGTGCGACAGCGTTCGCTCGCGCATACTTCGACTCGGTCGGGTTGATCGGCACGATGCCGGGGATTTTCTTCCGGAACGTGTCGATAACGGCGGTGCCGTTCGCTTTGTCCTCGACGAGTTTCGTGGTGGCTTGTGGCCATTTCTTCACGAGCGCCTCGAACGCACTGAGAGTGTCGGTGAACGACAGGCGTTTGTGGATCTGGTCGAGGAGGTAAATGTCGGCACCCTTGCGGGCCCAGACCTGACCGACGACGAAGTCGCTGGACTTCGTGTCCTTGAACGTCATGTCCCACGACATGATCACCTCGTCCATCCCGTGGACGGTGTTCGAGCGGCCGTCGCCGGCGTCGGACCAGAGCGGGGTGTCGTACCTGCGCCACCAGCCGCGTTTCCACACATCACCGGTTTCGGGTGATGGGCGACCCTGATAGAGGGCGTTGAATACGCGGGTGCCGACCCGAACCCGGATCGCTTGCCACTGTTTCGTGGTGCGGCGGCGGGCGGACTGCAACCAGGTGCCCGGTTCACGGCCGAGCGGATCCGTCTGCCCCTTGGCGGGGTTGTGGTCGGCGAGGGCCGGGATGTTGATGACGCGCCACTGTGCGCCGTCCTCAGCGGCGATGAGACGACCGGCGAGGTCGTCTTCATGCCAACGGGTGAGGATGACGATCACCGGGGCGCCTGGGGCGAGTCGGGTGGATCCGGTGGACTGCCACCAGTTCCACACTCGGTCGCGGAAGTAGAGGCTGTCTGCCTGCTCGGAGTCTTTGAACGGGTCGTCGATGATCAGCGCATCGATGGGCCGGCCGGTGAGGCCTGAGCCGATTCCGACCGCGTTGACGCCGCCTTTGTGGCCGGCGAGTTTCCACCGTCGCGCGGCACCGTTGTCGCGTTGGATTCGGACGCCGAGGTCGAGGGAACCTTCGTCACCGTTGTTGTTGGTGATCCAGTCGCGGATCTCGCGTGCGAATCCTTCGGCGAGTTCCTGTGCGTAGGAGACGATGCCGAACCGGAGGTCAGGTTTCTGGAGGAGCGCCCACAGCACACCGGTTTTGGTGACTCGCTGCGATTTGCCTTCCTGCGGGGGCATGCTGATGATCAGCCGCGCCTCAGGGGTGGAGTATGCCCACACGAGCGCTTCGTCGATCGCGTCGAGCGCTTCGGTCTGCACCGTCTTCGGATCGATGGCCCTGGCAAGATCACCGGGTGTCGCCCACCTTGGTACGGCAGGTTCGAACCGCTCGAGGGCCGCTTCGAACGCGCGGAGGTCAGCCGGAGTGAACTCCGGCGACGAGGGAAAGATGTCGTCGGATGACACCGGGCATCAGTTCCCTCTGTGAGTCGGTGAGTCCCATGACGGGGTCCGCTGCGACCAACCGCATCAGTTCGGCCAGCAGTTCCCCCTGACGTTCCGCCAACCGCACCTGACGTTCAGCAAGACCTGCACCGATCGCTTTCGTTGCGAATCCGGCCAACCGGTCGCGTTCCTGCGATTCGAGCTGCACGATGCCGCGGATATACTCGGACGTTTTGACCGCATCACCATCCATGGTGACGGCCATCTGATCACCGATGAGGATCTTCTCGAGCGTGAACGCCTCGCCGTGTTCCTTCTGACCGTCAGCAACCTTCTGCTCGATCAACGACGAATACGCATCCACCCGCATCCGTGACTGAGTCACCAGGCGAAGCAGAACCTCACCCGGATCATCCGTCGCATCCCCCAACGTCCACCGCATCGCCTCAGCACGAACAGCAGCCATCGCCTTCACCTGCGGGGCAGACCCACCATGCGTATTACAAACCGTCGCACCCGTGATCGCATCCTTCTTGCACGCGTTCCCGCTCGTCGTATTCGCCTGACACTTCATCGTGACCTCTATAGGTGGACCGCGTTCAAAGGTGTTACCTGACCTCGCTGATGAGGAAGTCGATGCAGCCGAGCATGATGGCAGCGATCGCGAAGATCGTGTACGCCCACCATGTGGGTGCTAACCGTGGGCGGGGAGTTTCAGGCGGGGTGGTCGTGGTGAGTGTGTCTCTGAAGGTGGTTTCTTCCTGCAGAGTGAGAGTCAGAGTGTCGTCGGTGTGGTTGTAGTCCTCGGATAGGACTACCCATGACTTCCCGTTGAGTTTGATTCTCGGGATCGCGTTGAGTTGCTGGGTCACGGGTGTGGCCGTATCAGGTTGTTCTTCGCAGGTTCGACGTAGATGTGCACGCGTCTGCGGTCCTCAACGGATCCGTCGTCTGCGAGTACCTCGATGAACAGTTCCCCGTCGATGAGGACTGTTCCGGCGTCGGCGAGGATCTGGTGCTCGTGGAGACTGTCGAGGAGGGCACCCTTGAGGGAGTTCGGGTCGGTGCCACCGAATACACCGGCGATTGCCTCGTTGACGAGTCGGCGCAGCTCGCCTGAGTCGAACTTGATGGTGAGCTCGGCAGTCATTGCATGCCCTCACTGTCTCTGACGATGGCCAGCGCGTGCCGACCCGGATTCTGGACTCGCGTAACCGGAAGGATGGTCACCATCCGTGCAGGCTGCGACACCCCGCTCGGCTCGCGTGGAGGATTACGGGGCGGCTTGTTCCCGCCGGCGTGATCGAAAGCGCGCATGAACAGCGGCGACTCGATAGGGACGAAGCCTTGGCCCGGGAGGAACCTGTACGGGAAGTGCGACCTCGTGCGGGCGGTGACTATAGCGCGCCGGATCTCGCGTGCGTGTCGTGTCCTCACGAGGTGGCCTTGACGATGTTGTCCAAGTTCACCCCGCCGAGAAGATGCAACGGGATCGAGTCCAACGGGATCGCGGTCATCTCCGTCACCAGGCGCGACACCTCCGACTGGCAAGCGACACACACCACACGGTTGACCCGCAGCGGTGCGGAGAGTGTGCCCTCGTAATGCTCCACCGGGAGAGTGTCGACATGGTCGCAGTACAGGACCTGCCCGCACCCGCCGCAATGCGCGGGGAGGAGCGTGTCCGAGTGGAGCTGGATGTGCTGGTTCCGCATCTTGCACGTCGGGGCTGTGCACACCACCGAGTGGGCAGGTGACGCGCCCGCAGTGTCCTCGGAGCCATCCGTGCCGAAGGTGAAACCGAACTCAGCCTCGAGCTCCTGCAGAGGAGTGAGTTCCTCGGCCGTGTCGTCCACGGTTGCAGTCTTCTTACGCATGGTGCCTCCGATCGTTGAGAGGGCCGGGCCGGCAGATAGCACTGCCGGGCCCGGCCTAAGGCTCGTTTAGCGCGTTAGCGCTTTCGGTGAGCTACCGCCCCCACCTCACCCGAAGAGGTGGGGAGCTTTTCAAACTTCGACTGTGCGAACAGTCCAGAAGTCCGACGCGAGACCCGGGATCGTGAGGTAGACGGCGGGCATGTAGAAGTAGCCGCCGTCGCCCCACGTTTCACCCCACGAGTTGCGGACGATCCAGTACAGCTTCTTGCCGATCAGCTTGTAGCCGACGACGAGGACCGCGTGACCGCCGAGAGCCTGCTCGAACAAGGTAGGCATCGGCATGATGCCGGTCGTGGCCACAGCTTGCGACTCGAACGACTCGTACACGGTGAACCCGACGACAACCGGACGACCACCAGCGAGAACACCCTGGATGGCAGCCTGCGTCGCAGGGACACGTGCGTAGTCGAGCGCCTCGTTTTTGAGTGCTGCAGCGAACACTCCGGCCGGTGGTTTCTTCGCGAACTTCGAGATCTCGTACGGCCACAGGGACTCGGGTGCGACACCGTCAGTCTTCAGCGTTTTGATGCCGTCACGGATCTGCGCACCGGAGTCGGACTTGACTGTGCCCTCGACGGTGCGCTCGTTGAAGTAGATGAACAGGCGCGACGGAGACATGAACGCGGCGCCAGCGATGTGGCGTGCGACATCGAACGCCGCAGCGATCGCGTTCGCGGTGCATGACCCGAGCTGGCCCTGGTCGTAAACCGGGGGCATGATCGGGCGCAGGTCAACCTCGGCGGGGAGCTGCGTGGGTGAGGTGATCTCCGCGAAGCCGACGACAGAGTCGCGGTGATCCGGGGTATCCGCGAGCCATCCATAAACGTGGTCGGCAGTGGTCTTGCTCATCGTGTTGCCTTTCGTGCTTGCTGCCGGCGGGAGTCGCCCGCAGAGTTGATATGCCCACGGGTACGTGCCTTCTTCGACACCGTCAGATGTTGAGCAGCGATGAGGTCGAACCAGTGCATTTGCTTCGGCAGCGGGTGGTCACGGCATCCGAACTCGGACACGACGAACAGCAGTGCGACGCAGACGAGGAGAGTCACCGGTCGGCGTCCTCTCGAAGTCGGTTCGTCAGATCGGAGAGGATCTGCTGCGTGTCAGCGTGTGCAGCCATGACAGCGTCGTGGGTTTCGTTGTCGCGCTGCTCGGTCTTCGCGCCCTGGACGTTCTGGCCGACGATGATGATCGGCAGCAACACGAGTTGCAGGAAGCTTTGGGTGATCCACTGGATGATCAGAACCACGGACCCGGTGGCAATCACCGCCGGGAGTGAGATCAGCGACAGGACACAGAACAGGATCGCGACATACATCGTCCCGGTGAGGAGAGTGATCTTCGCGCCAGCGTTGTTCATCTTCTCCGTGATGCGTTGAAGAGTCACAGCCAGCCATCCTCTTGTAACCGGGTGAGTATGTCGATGCGGGTATATACAGGCCGCGAGATCGACGCGAACTTCCGCTTCACCTCACGGATCGTGCTCTTCACGGTCCCGTCCGAGATCCCAAACGCGAGAGCGACATGCTTTGTCTGCCACCCGTCGGCGTAGGTGCCGACGATCATGAGCTGGCGGAGGGTGAGCGTCATCTCAGCCATCAGCGCCTCCGGTGGTTGCCCGGCCGTCGGTCTCTCATCTCGACGGCCGGGACAGCAAGAATCCGCCCGCTCGCTGCCCGTGTGGTCTAAACCCGAATGTGTGACAGGGCGGGGGGAAGAAATCGGCACGGCGTCCGCTGGCTGCGATCCACGTTAGGCAGCACCATGAGCTGCACCTTGCCTAGAGCTACTAGCCGTCGCCGGGTCGCGTTACCGAATATCCGGGCGTTCACTCTTGTCCCACCGGCAGGTTTCGAATCTGCAACGGTGGGCGTCGTTAACGACGAAAGAAGCCCAGCGGCTGAAGAGCCTCTGAACTTCTCGCGATCAGCCTAAAGCCACACGGGCAAATTACCCGCTAGGCGCAAAGGACATTTTCGGCGTGTCGCGCATGCCCGAACACTCAGTCCTCGTCGACCCGACCCGAACCACCACACGTCGGGCAATCCTTCCGCGCCACAGCCTCAGAGATCCGACCAAAAGGACCAACCACGCGAGTCACACGCTCAGGCGCGAGCACCGATCCGGCACCACCGCACTCAGGGCAATCCATCAGCTGCCTTTCCGTGCAGCGAGTTGGATATTCGACAAAGCCCACACGGGACGCGACGCGAGCATGAACCGCGGCACCCGAAGCCTGTGGCGCCGCAGCCACCTTCTCGTGCTATCCCACCGCGGGTCGAGAACTGAATGCCGATCGCGTGCGCCACACCGTGTGCACCACATCCACTCGCTGTCGCCCGCTGTGCCGCCGCCGTAGCATCCGGGTTTGCACTCGATCATCAGGTTCGTCTCCTCGCGGCGACCTTCGCGTAGTGCCGGACGATGTTGCGGCGCTTGTGGATCCGGCGTCGCTGCGCGTTCGACAACAGCGGATCGAATGCTCGAGTTAATTGCTCCATCGCTCGCGTGAAGTTCGCGAATGCCGCAACCATCTTCACGTTGATGGTCTCGATCAATTCAGGGCTCAGGATCTGTTCGGTCATGGTGCGGGTATTCCTTTCGGGTCAACGATCTCGAATCCTTGTGCCGCGAGGCGTTCGCCTGTTGCCTCATGGCGAGTGTGTTCAAGCCAAATGTCGTACAACTGGCTACGCATCATTTCGGCGGGTGCGGGGCGGGCGAAATTACGCCCCGGGTAAATCACTGTCATTGGTTTGCCGTCCGCGAGTTCCCTCGAGGTGAGCGGCGAGTTGCCGGCGTGAGTCCAACCGCCTGGCATGTGTGAGTTCCCGGCGCGTTTCGTGCGAGGGACACCTGCCCGATCGACCACGACAGCGTCAAGCGAGAGAGCGTCGAGATCCTCCGCAGTCGTAACCACGGGGTGGCGCTCGATCGCCTGCTTGGCATCGTGAATCTTCAACCAGTCGCCCTCGATGATCCGAGCAACTAGACCTAACGGCCCATCGAGCACCACGTATGCGTCCATCGAATATTCCCCGCTGCCCGGGTGCCCATTCAGATAGCCTGCGCTGATTGGCGAGTCCTCGATATTTCCCTCGACGATGTTCACCAGTAGTTGTCGCAGCGCTTCAGTCTCGGTCTGGCTCATGCCTCGTCCCTTATTGCGCTCATCACGGAACGGATCGCGCTACGGAACCTGCTCATCTGGTCCAGTTCAGCGCGCAAGGCCGCGATCGTCTTGTTGGCGGCAATCAGCTCATCCACGAGCTTCTGGTCGGCGAGTCGGTCCTGTGCCGCGATGATCAGCTTCGCGGTCTCCTCCGTAGTCCCGCAATACGGGCACGGGTCACCCTCCTTGTAGGCCAGACCGATGGCTGATGTGTTGCTTTCGCAGACTGGGCAGAATCGATTCAGGTCACTCATTGCGCCTCTCCCTCCGCAAGGCGGCTCTTCATTCGCTCAAACGCCTCGGGCGTCAGCAGACGTCGTGTGCCGTTTGCCCAGTGGGTGTCGGTGTCGATGCCATGCGCGAGCTCGTGAATCTCGCGATACCGAGGTCGTCCGTTCGTGAGCGTGTTCCATGCTCGAATCGCATTGAGTTTGTCTCGGTCCACCTGTAGTTCGGCGATCAATTCGGACTGTGCGGCGAGGGCGTCTGCCCGTTGCCCAGCAATCAGGCCACGCAGCTCGCGAACGAATACCGCAGCCGCTTCACCCGCGTCCTCGATTGCCCCGGTCACTATCCCATCGTTGTGAATGATGAGCAGTGCATGTCCGTCCGCTCCATCGATCACGAAGTTTCCGTGCATCGGTATTGGGATAGACGAGCCCACGGTGGTGTTCTCGTCTACAGAGTGCTCAGCCATCAGCGGTATCTCGTTTCTTGGTAGGCGTTCGCTTGGCCACGGCGGAGCTTTCCGAGTTCGGCGTATCGCAGACGGTTGTGATGTTGGGCTGCTTGCTCTTCGGGGCTTACCGTCATGGCGATCGCACCGCGACCTCCGATCTCGATGACCACTCGGGGCGGTGTCGGGACGAACGTGGCATCGCCTGGAAGGTCCGGGTCTACAGGGTGCTCAGCCATGGTTGGTCTCGCTCTCGGGTTCCGTGGCGTCGTAGGTCATCTCAAGCCGTTCCGCTACGGCTTGGATACGGCCAAATACCCGATCCTCAAATCCCGCTTCGCGGCCCGGTGCCGGGGTGCTCATGATCGTGACGCCCGCTGCTTTCAACTTCCGCAGTTCACGCTCTATCGCGTCCATCAGTTGGTCTCCCTCTCGTGAAGTGCTACCCAGTGATTCCATGCGCGTCTTGCTTGCTGTCGGCGTGACCCAACTACGGGCACGCGATAGCCGCAGGACTTGCAGACGAATGGCTTATTCCGGTTCAGGAGCCGTCGTAGCCACTTCACGAGTTCGCTCCTGTCGTCTCAGGGTTCGCGAGCTCGAGGAGCACATCGGCATGGCACGGCTTATTGAGATCGCACCAACAGGCGAGGTCCTTCCCACCAAGCTCGGCGCGGATCTCATCGAGGGTGCAATGCGCGAGATGGCCCCAGTTGGATGGGTAGGCGTCGTGCATTCCCCTGGTCGGGTTTGTGATCGTCCGGCGGTACATCTCGACGCATTCTTCGAGCGTGGCCCAACGGACTTCGAGCGGCGTGATTGTCCCGTCCGCATTCCACGAGTCGTGACGCATCCCGGCCGCGCTGACGCGACCTTCGTAGTCCCACTCGTCAGGCTTTCCCGGTGGGTGATGGACGAGGCCGCCCATGCGGCTGCGATAGGCGAATGGGTTGCCCCACTTCGTGCTCCGGTCGACCTTTACGGCATCCGGGTTGTCGGCACGCCATGCGCGCTGTCGTGACATTCTGATTCGCTTCGGCATCAGTTGCCCTCGCTCTCACGGTTCTCAAGCACCGGCAGCGGCGGCGGCGCAATTTCGAGTCGGCGTTTCAACTGCTCAATCTCCACATCTCGGTCGATGACCTGTCGCGAAAGGTCGAGCATCGTC